TTATTAAACAATTCTATTTTTTTCTCTTCAAGCATCTTTTGATCTACTAGGGTATTTATAACATTTTTCATTGCAGCAGCACGTTTTTCGCGAAGGATACCACCTTCCCATACCCATTCCTTTCCTTCCATGATTCCTTCAACAAATGCATCAGGTGCAGAAGGATCTGCTACAATGTCGGCAGCAGTTGCCAACATAAAGTCATCAGCTACAATATTTACACCTTCTTTATTTTGTGTAAGAGAACCAATTCCTCTTGAGGAAACTCCGAGTTTCACTCCCTCAGAGAGTAATGATTCTGCAATCTTACCCATTGGCGTAGAAAGAATTTTTGCCTTTCCAATAAAGTTTGAACCACTTTCTCTAAGTGATACAATTTTATGAGAAACGCGATCTAAGTTTACAGTCGGACCATCTGGATGACCAAGTTCTCCAAGAGCTCTTCCAGCATTAATATAACCTTCATTATATCTTCCAACTTCTCTACGAAGAGTCTCCATCGGATACATCCGACCATTACGGTTCTTGATGTTTCCTTGAAGGAATACACCTTCAATAAAAAGTGATCTCTTACCGTTTTTACCTTCGGTAATAAACACTTTTACGTCTTCGATCTCTTCTCTGATTAGTTTCATTTTACTGATTGATTAATTTTTTGGATTTTTATCTTCCTGCGGAATTGTCAACCTGAGTTCCCTTCATGGTTGATGCACCCCTCAATCCTTGACCAACTTCAAGATGAATTACAATTCCAGTATTAGGTGGAATACTAATAGTTCCTACATTTGCATCATCATCAGAATTACGAACAGTGACATCTCCAGCAGAAGTATTGGTATTGTTTACCCAAACTGCTGTTGATGTTATAAATTTGGTTGTTCCGGTTGCAAGTGCTGTTGAAGTGCCTAGTACTTTCATATTCTTAAGATATCCATATATTTTATTTATGAATCCTCAGTTTCGTCATCAAGATTAAACATCTTAGATGCAATGCCAGATTTCATATTTTGAATTTTATCTGCAGACTTTGCAAACAAAATATCTTTAATCTCGTCACTTACCTGAGATGGACTCTCATCAGAGTAAATTAAATTCATTAAATTTTCCATATTAAAAATTAAGTGATCGTGTCTATTTATATCTCACCACCTTTAGGCAATTTAATCTCTGGTGCTTCAGTTGCAGAACCATCAATTTCAGGTTCTAAAACTGGTTGCCCTAAGTCTCCCATCTCACCACCATCCATAGGCATTGGTGCATTTGGATCTGGGATTATGCCCTCAGAGATTTCTTTCTCAATTAACTCATCCTGTTCAATAATCTCTACGTCAGTTTGACGTAGAATCTTACGACGAACATAATCTTGTGAATAATACTTACCGATATATGGCTCTGCAGTTGCCACAAGATTTAATCTTTCTGTTACAAGTTCTGCTTCTTTTAGTTCCGAGAAATGATTATCGTAAAGGAAGTCATATTGAATATGCTCAACCATTGCATCCCAGTCTTCTGGGGTTACAATATTTTTAAGAATAAGTTGTGATCTTAAGATGTCATTGAACACTTGTGAAAATCTTTTTCTCAAACGTCCAACAAACTTACTGAATTTTACTTCATCTCTAAGAATTTCTGAGGATCTTCCAAGATTAAATCCACCGTCAGACTCCATTCTTGAAGGTGGAATGTTTAGTGACTTGTATAATTTCTTTTTGAAATATTCAATATCGGTAATTTCTCCAAGATTTTGTCCTCCAGGTAGTGTAGAAATTTCAGTTCCACGTCCACCTTCTCTACGTGGCAACCAAAAATCTTCCATCATGGACATGAACTTCTTGTCATCGCGCATTTCGCCAGTATTTGCATCGTAAACTTGCTTGTTACGATAACGCATCATAACGTCACGCAGATATTGTTCTGCTTTTACCTTGGGTAGATTGCCAACATCAATGTAGAAAATTCTACGCTCAGGAGCACGAGACAATCTATAGATGACAAGACTATCTTCAATCATTCTGAGTTGATTGAGTGCCTTGATTGCCTTGTGAAGATAAGAAAGAACCAGTCCCTTATTTCTGTCTACCAGTCCTGAGGTGCAATATGTAATTGAATCTTTAGTTATAGTAATACTCTTTTGTGGAGCTCCACCAAAACTCAAAGAATTTCCTCCAGAGTTTGAAGGTGTTGGTGTGTAGATAAAGAACTCTTCAATTCCAGGAAAATCATACTTTAATGGAGAATCTGGTTGACTTGCCATTAAAGTTGGGGTATTGGACTTTATCTCTGCTCCCTTTTTCATTTTTCTTACATAACGCATCTTTGACGCATCAATGTATCTGAGTTCTTTAATACCTTCTTCTGGTTTCTTTACATCAATAATTTTATGGTAAAACAGTCTACCATCAACATACCAATTGCGATATATCTCATGCGCTTTATTATCAAAGTCAAGCATTTCAAGAATATACTTGAACTCTCCACGAATAATTTTCTTTATACCATCACTAGCATTTAAATTTGATAACTCTATCTGAACGGGACTATCATTTGTATCTGATACAATAGCCTCGTTAACTACATCTTCAATAGCACTATCAACTTCAGGGTGAAGTGCCATCTCCCTATATCTCTTAATGAGATCATTCTCGTTTTTATATATTCCTTCTAGATCTAAATACGATCCATAAAATCCAGCGCCAGATGATGCATAATAATCAACCCCGTCCGCATCATTTTGCGGAACGGGGGATTGAATATTTTTTTGGGGAGTTTCCTCCCCCTCAATTGAAAAACCAAATAATCTAGACATCTATGACAGAACAGAATTCTTACTGTTCTATTTATTAGATTAAATCAGGCGATGGTTTGACCAGACTGATCGTTACCAGGTGATGTCCAGTATTGTACTTGGAATTCAACAGTGAATTCTTCAATGGTATCACCAGTATCATATGACAGATCAATCTGCGATACATTGGTTGGGAAGATGTCGTAGAAGCGATATGTTCTCAGTTTTGGTGATGGTACGTTGCCACCTGCACCGGCAGCATCGGTTCCATCACTAGTTTGTGAGAATCTACCTGCATTGTAACCACGTCCCAACTGATGAACATAAGCATCAGTCATGTACGAAGAAGGATTGGTTGCACCAGAAGCGTTATCAAGTTTACTGATTGCGTTCATCCATGCTTCAAACTGAGATCTCAGTAAGAAGTCTTCATCGTTAATGATGGTTACTGTCCAGGTATCAAAAGTTCTGTCTCCAGCAACTTTTAGAGTACGTCCTCTAAAAGGTACGTCAATTGGAGCGACATTTGATGCTGGCAGAGCAGCAGATTTGCACATAAATCTGAATGTTTCCTGTTCTGCAGATTGCCAAGTTGCAGGATTTTCTGAGTTGAGTGCCGCTGCAGGGAATGCAGGGATATCAACTTCAAAAAGGTTGGGGCGAGCACCGCCGCCCTGTAGTCTGGACTTAAAGTTTGAGATTGTTCTTAAAGCCATTGTTAGGTTCCTCCTGGGTTTTCTAGAAAATTAATATCAAACGCGACCAGCAACTTCATTGAAGCTGATGCCCGTTCTTGTCGCAACGAAAGTTAGTTCAATGTAGTTAATAGACTTAACTGGCTTCAAGAAGATGTCTGCACGGAACTCATTACCATCGATGACATCTGGAGTATTATTTGATTCGTCACAAACAACAAGGAAGTCAAAAAGTCCTCTCTTGGATTGAATATCTCTCAAGAATGGTTCAACAATGTTGACAAAGTTCGCTCTGGTGATCTCATCGTTGAATTCAAAGAGTTGAGCGTTTGCAGCATTCTTAAGTGCGTCTTGTACAAATAGGAACAAGCGACGAACGTTGATTCTATCAAATGCTGATGCATAGTTAAGACCAGTCTTATCTCCAAAGAGCATTACGCCAACACCAGGCTTATTAACCACAGGATTAATTCTTCTTGGATAGAGAAGGTCTCTCTGTGCCTTGGTTGGGTTATATGCAAGTTTCACAGCATTCAGAAGAACACCTCTCTGCTGACCTGCGGGTGAGAACCATGGGAAAGTGTCTCGTACAGTTCTTGCCATAATTCCAGCAATATCAGAGTTGCATGGAATATAACGGAAGGTATCATTGAATCTGTCATACATGTACTTGTATCCAGAGTCAAATACAGCGTAAGATGAAGATGTTACAGGTGAGAAGAAATCAATTACATTTGATGTCTGCTGATCAGCATTTGTTACGTTAACAACTGCAGATCTATGTGGAGAAATGACTGCTAGACAATCAGATCTTGTATCCGCAATTTGGATCAGTTTATTTGCTTTTGCTTGGGACTCTTCCTTATTGGCAAGTCCTGGACCCATAAGTAAGAAATCAACATCAATCTCAGAGTCATCCAAGAACTTATCATAACCGGTCATTAAGGTTCCAAGAGAAGCAGTAAGTGCTGTAGATGCACCGACATTTTCATTACCATCGTAGTTCTTACCACCAGTAAGAGTGTAAGTTACGTTGCCAAGAGAACTATAAGTTACTCCTTGAGCTTTTGAACCCCAGGCTCCATCGGAGATGGATATTTCAGTGAAACTAGTTCCACCAAATGCAACAGATGTTGGACGAGTATTAAACACAGCATCTCCTGCTTGAGATGCATTGTAACCTGCAAATATATAAGCAGAGTTATCTGCAATATAGTTCTTATAGAAAGTTCTTTGTGGTGAGTTTACATTAGAGATAGCATCTGATGCTTTTGAAAGGAAGAGGTGCTTCTCAAGAATTGTTCCTTGGTTACCAGTAATATTACCACTATCATCAACAACTACGATATGCACCGCATCGCCTTTACCACTTCTGGCGAGTGAGAAAGCGTTTGTTGTTGGTTTTGGTGCAATAGTTTTCCAGAACAGTGTTGAGTTATCAAGACCAAGAGTCTGAGTATCATACCAGTCAACAGATGAAGCAGCAGTGAAACCACCAACATCACCATTACCACCATTATTTGTGTTGATTCCGGCAGAAGAAACGAATGTTAGATTTGCTCCAGTAATAACAGAAGAATTTGCATTTCCTTCAGCATATGTAATTGCAACCTCGGTTGAACCACCACCAACAGTTTCTACACGAGAAACGATTTTAACGTCAATCTCACTGTTTGCTCCAACGGTATCAGTTCTTACACCAGTAACAATACCCTTAAGGAAACCTGTAAAGGTTTTTGCAATACCAGCACTAGCAACGGAGAGACTGTTAATTCCAACAGTAACACCAAAACCAATTTTAGCACCAATGCCGTATAGGTCAGTTGTTGTAATACCGACTGTTTGGTCTGCAATGTCGTCAATCTGACAAACTTTCAGATTATTTGCCCATGAACCGGGGTCTTTTGCTGCATAAGTGAAATTTGTTGAATTTGAATAAGACTCAGTATAATCATCATAACTCTTAATTTTCAGAGTCGTTGTTGATGCAATTCCAACACCAGCATTTGCACTTCTAAGTCTACCAGCGTCGGCACGAACAACTTTTAGAACACCGCCATATGCAAGATATGATGACGCACTTAACCAATATTCAAAGTGATTACCAACAGATTGTGGTCCACCAAAGACATCAAGAAGTTCTGCTTCAGTCTCAATGGTATATACTTGTTCAATTGGTCCTTTTTCAAAAGGAGCAACAATACCCGCACTAGTTGGGTTTACATTTTCAGCTCTTCCGACTGTTAGGTCAACTTCCCTGACTCTAATACCGGGAGATAATTGAGGAGTCGCCATTCGTTTTTCTCCGTTTCCGTAAATTAACTAGAAATATTTATAGTTTGTATGTTTTTCAGAGGGGAAACACTGCATGAACAACTACCAGTCAGGGTAAATATCTGGTCCATATCTAAGTACAGGATCATATGGTATGTCTGTCTTATCTTTCTTTTTTTTCCTAGACTCAGTTACTCTTTTTATGGTACATATCTTACACTCGTATGAATATGAAGAACTTAAATCTACTCTAGAGCTTCTTATTTTATAAAATCCATCTATAAGATCTTTCACCTCTCCACACGAACGACATTTTCTTTGAGCAAAAAATAAATGCTCCGATGAAAACTGTTGTTCAAGATCCATCACATATAATCCCACATATAAGAACGATCCCCATATTCGTCAGTGTGCCATCTATCACCATTAGAATCTACAAAAGAAGTATCATCTAATCCGTCAGACATGAAACCAAAAGGTGCCATATCTTGTTCAATTTGATTTTTTTGTTCATCATATAATCTCTTTCTAATATCCTGATCGGTCAGTTCTTTGAAATAATCTTGAGCAACCAACCACGCATAAATTACTAGACACATTGCAAGGTCATCATTACAACC